TCAGCACTAATAGCTAGATTAGATAATTGACCTGCTTGTTGCCATTTTTGCAACTCTTCAATCGCAAGCCCTGTTTGATTAGATAAATTTTGTAAAGCTACAACGCCACGCAAAGAGCCATCAACAAATCTATCAAGCCCTACAACTGCACCAGCAAAGGCGGCACCGAGAGCAATAGTTCCATTTCTAATTGATTTAATCCCATTATCTACACGCTTAAGGCTAGCCTCATCGGCTTTAATTCCTAAACTTATAAATAATTCTCCTACGCTAGCCATTTTTATTTAAATCTAAATATGCTTTTTCATAATCACTGCAAAAATCTTCATATTGAATTATTTTCATAACCCAATCACAATCCATATCTGCAATGCTTTGAGGTATGCCCCCGCCATACCCTGCCTTAGCTAGTCTTAAACAAATTAAATCTAGCTCGCTTGCTGCAATTTCTATTTCAGGCTTCCTTCCTTTTTGACCGCTAAGCCATTTAACTTTGAAATAAGGGGCTTGAGAAAAGGGCTTAAATTTAGCTTTAAGCACTCAATGATTATTTCATAATAATTTTCCCTAGCTTTCTCATCTTCAAAGGTAGCCTCTGTTATTCTTTCTTTGTTATAAGTAGATTTACCAATACAAGCAAAGACTGCTTTTAAAACATCTTCGCTGCAATCTACTGCCAAAATGCTATCAATGATAGTTTCAGCATTGTTTAAATCAATATTAGCTAGCTTTACGCCTTGAGCTAATAGAGCTCTAGCTATTGCACTTTTTAGTTTGATACAGTTTGAAAATGAAGCAATATTAATTACCGCCTCATCTCCATTATCAAATATTATTTCGTTGCTTGTCATAAATTTATGCTATTGATTTTGAGCCGTTAGAAAATTTTAATCTATAAATTGTTAAAGCCTGTTCAGTGTCACCTTCAACATTGCTTTGAGTGTCGTTGCTTTGTGAAAATACACCACCACTAAGTGATATTATTTCACGGCTAACACCACCTAAGCCATCACCAATTCTTTTAACAAATTCGCCATTAAGAAGGACAAAGGATGCAATATCAGATTGCATTGATAGCTTGATTGAGTTTAAGAATTTATCATCGCTAGAACCTCTTAAAATCCTTAATTCAACATCAGCTTGCTTACCAGTTTCATTAAGAGAATAAATAGCATTGCCATTTTTACCAGTCTTTACTGCAACTAATTCATTTGGGAATGTTATACTTACAACCGAACCATCGCCGAAGTCGGTTAAAACTCTATCGTTAATTGTGATAGTGTCGTTTCCTGTTTGTGTACTTGTAGACATAATTTAATTATCTTTCAATGTTAACAATAATATTTACTGAATGTAAAGCCCCTGCTAATTTAATAGCAATTTGAACAAGTGGAGCTTGTCTTGCTTCACGCTCTGACTGGTCTTGTTGTGCAATAGGTAGGCTATAAATGAAATAACCTTTGTCGGTTATATTTCTTCTAAAGTCTTCTGGATTACCAAATGTTTCTGCTGAATTCCAAGTTAAGCCAAGTGCAATAACTCCATTATTAACTGCCTTTTCGCACGCATTATTAGCTATAGTGGCTTTTAGTCCGTCCATACCGCTTTCAATTTGTGGTTTCTTGGTATTAGTTTTCCTTAGATAATTAAAACTAGATACTTCAACGGTAAATTTAAACCATTGTTGATTATAGACATTATCAAAGAAATCATTAGCACCATGCGAAAAAGTAACACCTAAACCACTAACCGATCCGTAAATATCAGCCCCAGCATCTTTTGCTTTAGTTAGTATAGTTTGATTTATTGCAACATCTGGAGTTATTCCTGCCAATGTTTTATTGAACATTGTTTGAGAAGTATTTGACCCGCTAAAATTAACACTAAAAGCACGACCAACCCAAGCAGCCTTCATTTTATTAGCTTCTTGAGGGCTAACCGAATAATACAAGCATCTAGTTTTAGTTTGTGTTGCATCTTTGATTATTGAGCAAATACCCGTTGTATCTTCTAAATCTTCACTACTAGAAAAATGATGAATAAACATTTTATTTTTAGCTTGTATCGCTGTAGCTGTTGAGCTGACAACCGCATCTTCAATTTGTAAGTTAGAGAATACACCAACAAAACCAGTTTGCTCTTCTACTCTAGCCAAAGCTTCAAGTATAGTTTCACCGCTTGAATTAGCCCCACTAGTAGCAGTGCCACTCGCAACATTAAGTAAGCTAGCACCGCTTAAATCAGAGCCGCTACCAGTTGGTAATTGAACAACATCAACATCAGAATCAAGCCCGACTTTCTTTGAAGTGAATTTAATTGTATTACCTACTGCCTCAACTATAACATCAGTTAGCTTTTTTTGTATAATAGCAGCTATATTTTCAAGAGTAGTGGCATTTGTAAAATTTAAACCTGTTAAATCAATATTATTGCCATTTAAGACAACTCTAATATCGCCATCAGCAATAGCAATTAGGTTTGCTAGATTGCCGCTTATGTCATCAGTTGTAAAATCGCCTTGCGTGGCACTTACTGCCGCCTGCATAGGAACAATAGTTAAGCTACCATTGCCGCTTAAGATATTAGGGCTTTGCGAGAATATAAGGTTTGCAAATTCTGCTGTTTTTGCATTAGTGCCATAATCAGTTATAACCGACTTAGCTTCTAAATAAACCCTGTAATCATCTACATTGTCTGGAGCTTCTGTTGTGAATAATGCAATATTGTTTACACTTGGCACTTGTAGCCCTTGCGGCGTAGAAGTAACCGAAACATTAATTATATTTGTTAATGGTATAGTCATTTTTTCTTCAAAATATTTAAAATTAAATTACAACTCATCTACTTTGACATCGCCAATAGTAAAATCATCATAATAAGGAGCGTCAATTTCTTTCATGTAACTTGTGATTAATGAAATAGTTATCGCAAATCTATTTAAAGCCCCCGAAGCTTCAACCTCCGAAACATCAATAAAGCTACTTGATATATTAGCAATACTAAATTGATATTGGTTTTGTAAATCAATGCTTCTTTGAGATATTAGAGCCATTAAAACTTCTTCTTTTCGCAATCTAGCATCTTCATTTTTAGATAACAAATTAATTGTATAATCTTCTTTTGTTTGCACTCTTAATTGTTGTGTTGCACCTTCTACACCCTCAGTATTAGGTTTAAATTTATTAGTTACTGAATAAGGCGTTGAGCTGTTATATTGTATTACAACTTGTAAATCACCTGTATTTCTTTTAAAATCTTGATTATAGATATAGACGGCGTTATCATTTAAAGCCATAAACTCTTTTATAATATCTGCAACAATCAAAATAGAATCAGCCATTATTAAATTCCTCTACAATATGATATTCAAAATAACCATTTAGCTTGTAATTATTCTTATTCATCACTTTATATTTTAAGCTGTCATAGGTTATCTTATCGCCTACCTTTAATTCTATATTATCTTTAGTGTGAATCATGAGCCATTGCCAAGCCCTAGTCTCAATAGGCTTTATAGCCAAGTCTTGAGTTTTTAGTGGCTGCACCGTGCCTTTAAATTCAATTACTGTCGCAGCTTCAACTCTTTTAAAATCAACAATAGATGAAGTTATTTTTTCTATTGTTATTGACTGCTGCCAGCCATTAAAAGCACTTGCAATTTGCGGCATCATAATTTTTCTACTTTAGAAGTTATTGAGCTTCTTAATTGACCCGTATCAATTAATATCGAACCACTTCTTGATATAGGTTTCCAAGTTCCAAAGCCTCCAGTTTCAAAGGCTTCTTGAACAATAGTTTCACCCAATACCCCTATTTTTTCTAGTATTTGATCTGAATCAACACTATCAGAAATATCTTTATCAATTATTTTCCTAGCTCTTTTTAGAAATTCCTTTCTTTTCAAAGCTAATGGATCTTTTAAAAAAGACCTGCGAGGCAAGCCTTCACTAAAAGAACCAAATTCATGCTTCATTCCTACTTTGACATTTGTTGTATCATCATCTCTTGCATTTTTATTGCCAAAAATACCAACCTTAGCCACTTTTTGCGACTTTAAATTTTTTTCTAATTTATCTAAACCTGTAAAATCATCTTTAATAACAATATCACTAGGCATTTGTTCCCCCTTTAGCTATACCTACAACCCCTATCATATAACCTTGAATTAGATTAAGATATTTTAAACCATAACTTGTCTTTGTGTAAAAAGAAAAAATAGGGCTGTCTAATTGCCATTGCGGGATAGAATAGCTTTCGCTTACATTTCCAACCGATCTTGAAGCAACTGGGTTTACCGCTTGGCTGTCAAGTCCATTAGCTCCTAAATCATTAACTAGATAATGAGCAGTACAATATAGATAGATTAACCTTAAATCATCTTCTCTACTTGTTATAGCGTCGTTTATAGAAGCCTTAGCCTCTTTAAAAGCATTCTCTATATCCTTTGAAGCTACAAGCCCACTAGGCGGCAATAAATCCCAATCTGCTATTGTGTCTGGCGTTGAACTGATCCCATCACTTTTAGCTTTATAGAATTTATTATTTACAAGGTAAAAAACCCTGTCGCCCGCGTTATAAGTGCCAGCAGCCCAATCATCAACAAAGTCAAAATCACGATAGAATTGATCTTTGAAGTCATCTACTGTTATTGTGTCGATGAAAGGGTTTGCCATAGCTTATTCTTGATAATCTAATTTTTTGCTTTTCTTTGAGCTTACTCTAATATTTTCAAGTAGATTAGCACCAAGTTTTAAGCAAGTTTCTATTTCTTTTTCATTTTCTAAAATGATAGTTTCGCCAACTTTTACAAGCCCTTGCGAAGTCATCAAATCACTTTTAGAATTGTTAATAATCTCTTTCATCTTTAATTATGATTTAAATTAGTAACTGAAATATAAAATCTCTTTAGGGCGTTTAGCAATAACACCTGTAAATTGACCATAAGCAACTGAGCTAAAATCAAAGCTATTAGAAGTTCCAAAAGAAGTAGAAGTGTAGTCAATCGGTATATTCATTTCTAAAGTTTGTGAGTCGTTTTTGTAAAGAACATATCTTTCAACACCTAATCCACTTCTTGAGTTTTTAGCATAAGCTAGAGACTTAATTGCAAAATTAGGATTATCAGTACCAGCTTGGAAAGCTTCTAATAATACTTGTAACTTTGTTTTATTAAAAAAGCCTGTGCCTGTAACATATTGACTTAAGCCCCTGTAATCGTCACTAGGAACGATAAAGGTATTAGGCAATTCTGTTTCATTAGTAGATGCAGCGTAAGCATCCAATAAATCTTTAACCAAGTCATTGATCTCTGTTGAAGTCATGCTTGATATTGATTTAGTGATAGCTGCTGTGTTATTGGTAACGCCTGATAAGTTCAACAAACCTTCCATACCAAGACCACTAACCCCAAGTACCGAAACTTTCTGCAAACCTAAATCCCAGTTTTTTTTCTGAGCTTGCTCTCTTTGAGTTATAAGAGATATAGCTGATCCCATATTCTTAGCGGCTTGATTGACTTCGACCATTGAATAATCAACTTCTTTAGCCCAGAAGAAAGTAGGGAGCCTTTTTGCATCATAAGCAACATCAGATTTAGGCTTTCTAGTTCCTGTTCCTTGACCCATAATACCTTCTTCAAACTTGCCCGATAATTCAAAGCTAGTGTAATAAAGGAATTCATTGGAAAAAGCACCTTCACCCACTTTTACTGGTACATAATCAGCAATAGGGAACTGGTAAAACTTTTGTTGAATTACTTCTTGCTTGATAGTGGTTAGGGTATCGATAGTTTGTTCATAACCAGCTGGAGCTGCATTATAAAGAGCCTTTGATTTACTGTTTTGAACAGATGAAACCAAAGAGCCATCAGCTAGATTGCCAGCTTCAAGTCCTGCAATCATGTTAAAAATCTTGTTAGACATTTTAAGTATATATTAAATTAAAATTAATGATTAGTTAGTTTTGATTAAAACTCTTACCAAGTCGCCATCAGCAGTAGCTTTATCCAAAGCACGACCGATAGTAGTTCCTGTTGATTGAGTAGCTATTTTATCACCAGTCAATACGGCTTCAACTGCTGCACCTTTAGCAATAGCTGCGGAGGCTTCCATAATTACAACTGAGTTTGCAAAGGCTACCCTTACAAAATCATCAGCAACAAAAGAAGATTTTTTAACCTCGTAAAGAACAACACCGAAAATGTCGTTAGTTATTGCAGCCGCTTTATCTACAGTTACAATGCTTCCAGCTTCATCTTGTATTACTACAACTGAGCCACCTACTAGGGTATCACTTGAACCACTAGCTACTTTTGCATTCAAAACATTTGGATTGAAAGCCAAATCCAAAATACCTTTCTCGGTAGTTTGTGAAAATTGGTTTAATTCTTGAGCCATTTTCTTATAAAAATTTAGTTAATAAAAAATAATTACTTTGAAGAGCCATATAGACTCTTACCAAGTGCGAATTGCGAAATGTCAGTTGATATTTTAACCTTTCTCGCTTCTGATGAGTTCTCAAATTTAGCCTTAGCTGCCTTTATTTCCTCAAAATCTTTAGAGTTCTTTTTGACCTCTTCTTTTTCCTTTTTTTCTTTTTCTTCATTTTTTTTCATCTCATCTTCTTTTTTCTTATCATCTTCTTCATTTTCCTTTTTCTTGTCTTCTTCATCTTCTTCATTTTTCTTCATCTTGTTTTTGTAAGCAGATACCAAGTCTTTGACCTTTATAAGCTTGCCGTCAATTTCTAATTCATCTTCTGCATTGACTTTTTTATTTTCTTCTTCCTCTTTTCTTTTTTCTTCCTCTTTGGCATTTTTGTAAACTTCTACCATATCGTTTAATGGTATTGTTTTGCCTTCTTCTATTTCAAAAAGAGCATTCTCTATTTCAAGCTCTTTAGTTTTTATAGAGTTTTTCTTCTCTTCTTTTTTAAATTTGAAAATAGTCATAACTTTTTCTTTAATTGAGTTTTTTAAAATTAAGGCATCCTCATATCGAGGGTTAGCCACTATTGCCAAGTGGATTGCTTCTAAACAATCTACTATCTCGTTATCATAAGCTATATTATGATAAGTTCCTGCTGTCGGTATTACCTTCGCACTATATGCGCAACTTACCGAATATCCTTTTTCATTGATTAAATCTATTGCTTCTTGACTAGTTATAACAACATCGCACCAAGCCCAGCCGTCTTGCATCCATACTTTAGATACATAGCCTACAATTTCCTCTCTATCTTCTTCTGTTAAGTCTTGATGTTCTATAACTACATAGACGCCCTTAAACTTCTCAGCTATCTTGGCTAAATTCTCTTGCTTAATTATAGACAAGCTATCTTCATACTGAACAAGTCCAGCTTCAAGAAATCTTGATGTATAGGTCTGACCCTTTAAAATAGAATTTTCTTTTTTCATTAAGAAATAGTAGCTATAGTTGATTCAGTATTAATGCCTGTAAACACAAGTTCTGTAGATGTCCCTGATTTTTGCACAATGCATATATAATTAGGTATTGACTCTACCGCCTTTATATCAACATCATCCGCTACCAAAGCCATTTTAGTACTAATGTTTGCGAGAGTAAGTCCGACTGGCTCTTTTTCTGATCCGTAAACAGTTAGAAGACCTCCAACGCTAGTAATTCTAGGTTTAATTGATTCACCTAACCCTGATGGGCTAGCTAATCTAATTAGATATAATGTATTAATTAATACATCTCTTTGATATTTTCTTAATGCCATTTAATCGTCAAAAATTGGAATGGCTACACAACGACAACCGTAATCTTCTTGCGGATTGTTGCGTGCGCCTGTTTCTTTATTAGTTATAGGAGGATTAGCAAAGCTGAATATCTTGCCGTTGAGTTGCTTATGATCTTCTCTTGTTCTTGAGTCCCGAGATGTTGACCATTTATATTGAGTAATACCAAGTTCTAAATATTTAGATTCTTTGTATTTTGCAGTAAATAAACCGATTTCTTGTTTTGCTAAGAAACTAGCTTTATTTTTACTGATCCCAAATTCTTTTAATATATCATCTTTTAATGATTCTGCTCTTATGCCTGCAAAAACATTTTTTTCAATCTGACCCCTAAGCTTTAAAACTTCCTTTTCTGCAAAGTCTTTTATATATAACTCTAAGTTATTTGTAAACTCTTGAGCTATCTTAAGCTTCTGATCTTCTGTTGTGATTATATTTAATCCAACAACATTAGAAGCCGATTTTACTAAATCTTTATCTAGTCTATTTAAAATATCAACATATTTTTTATTTAATTGAAAATCTTTTATTGATGCGTCAATATTGATATTATCTAATTTAGTAACCAAGCTTTCAGCTAATTGTTGACCTGCTAGGACTGCCCTACCTACTGTTAGCTGTATTGTTGGTGGCAATTCATTTATATTTGCCTTTATCCTTCTAGTTCTTGTGTCAAAATTAAAACCTAGATTTTTAAAAGCTTTGATCAGTGATATGTTAAAATTACCTGCAAAATAATTATCTTTGTATCCTATCTTGCCAGTTCTAATGGCTGTAATTATCAAATCATCGCTTGAATTGTAATATAGCTTTTGTTTTTCTTCTAACTCATCAAGTAAGGGCTGAAATAGGCTTTTTTTAAAGAAAGCTAGTATCTCTTTAGCTATCCTTTCTTCTTCTATTGCTGGAGTTATAACTGGCTTTAATGTTTTAACCATTAATTTGAGTCATTAAAATATTACGCTTGTTTATTTCTTGCGTGGCTTCTTCTATTGTGATTACGCCCCTATCTACCATTGACAAGATATTATTTATCACAACATTATTCATATTGGCTTCTTGCTCTGAATTAAGCTCTCTTAATGGATTATAGCCAATCTTTATATCATAAACCTCAGTATCAAATAACTTCTTGGCGTATAACTTAACTATCTTAGCTATAGTGTTATCGTTCTTGCCTCTTATTTCTGCTTCAATCATAGAGTTGTAATTTTCTATTGAATCTTCACCCGATGCAAAGCCACTTGCGGATTGCCCAAAGAGTTTATTTATTGGCATTTTAACATCACTAGCAATAGCTATTCTTATTTCTCTTAATACTTCCGCTAATCCTGTAAATGTTTGTGTTTTTTGCTCGTAATCATCATCTTTATCTTTGATAATAGCGTTTTGATATGATTTAACTTGATTCATCATTTGAATTGACTTCAATACCTTTTGAGTACCTTCAGGCGTTCCTATTGTTTGGTGGAAGTTTTTTAAACCGTAAACATCAACCTTTGCCTCATCTAGCAAATCAAATATAACATTGTTATTTTTAAGAAATTGATTAAAGCTAATAATAACCCTTTCAACCTCACTCATACCCCAACCCCTCAATTGTGGTCTTAGTAGTGATGGAGCTGTCTTGCCCTTTATAGCAATAACTCTTGAAGGATCTAGTTTATTACCATAATAATAGAAATCATGCTGCCCACTTCCTGCAATGTATGGCTTTTCTTCAGTATAGCTACCAGTGCTTGATCTGTTTAGCTCCCATAAATCAGCGGCGTAAATCTCTAGTGGAGTATTTTTATTTATTTGAGTTATTCTTAGCGGGCTATCAGACTTACCAACTGTATTAATGATTATACCACTACCACCGAATAACCTTTCCCACCTCATGGCGTCTTTTATGGTATTTAAAACCCCTTCATCTTGTAAGAATTTTTGCAAGTCAGATATATCATCATCATCTAACATTTCAGATTTAATCTGTATCCCACCTTTGAAGCAATCTTCAATAGGCTGGTCAATCAAAGTTTGAATAATACCATAAGTAGAATAAGCATAAGATAGGGTTGGTCGGTCATTACTTACTAGATAAGTACGATTATTGAGCCTTAGCGTTTCTGTGCTTGATACCTGTTTATCAGTAGCTAAACCGAAAGCTAAGTCGGTTAATCCGTTAAGGGTATAGGAAGCGTGATAATTATCTTTTTTCTTAGCCATCAATAGAGTTTTAAGCGTCCCTGCTGGCTACTCTATTATTGGATAAAAAAAAATCAATAGAAAATAAAAAAGTTCTTGAGTATTAAAAAATGATTAATTATATAAATTAATAGCTGGCTTGATCACCAGTCCTTTCTTGTTCCACTAGAACAATACAATATGCTATTTTATAAGGCGGTAGCAATACCGCTTTATTTTTAAAGTATAAGTTTAAATGAATAAGAAGGAAAAAATAGCGCATTGTAAAATAACCAGCAAATTAAAAGAAGTGGTTGTCGGATTCTAGTGACTTAACAGTGATAAACTTATCCAAATTTTACAATTAAGCTCCTTAACTGATCGCTAAGTTCTGTTTGCAAAGTGAAATAAAACCTTCCTAGTGGTCGTATGCTTGGCTTTGGGAGGATAAAGTGGAGGTAATGCTCCGACAGTGATTGCTTTATAGCAAGGATTCAGAAGTAATATTATATTAGGGAGAAAATCACCTGCCCGTTTTACATCATTTGTGAAAATCTTGTAAAATCTTCTAAGCATATTTTGTTAAAGGACTTTGCGATAACTCAAAAGCATGACTTTTCAAAATAACCCTTTTTAATCGAAGGGTTTTTTGCGTCTAAACAATGCTCAAATCTAAAAGCATAACATTAAGTTAATAGTAAATACATTATAGCACTTGACATATTAAGAAAAATATGATATACTTGATTTATTACTAATAAAATTAAAAAAATATGAAAATCCAACACACAATAAAAGAATTAGCAATCATTGAATTATTTAAAGGTCAAGAATTAACTGGTCAAGCTGCTGAGACTTACAGTCGTTTGATTAACTTGATTAATAGCAATGCTCTTGAGAGATCAAAAAGGCAAGCTGGTTATTATTGGAGTAAATAGGCTACAAGACATCCCAGATAGATATATTTTGCTTGATATAATCCACTAAAGCATATCTAATAGCATCTATCCCATGATCCCAGCCAGCAGTATCATTAACAACTGGCAATACTTCTTTAGTGTTTTTGTCGATCTTATAAGAATAGTTTTGAAACTCTTCTAAAACCTTCTTGCAGTCTTCGTGAATTATAACTTTATTAAATCCTTTAATATATTCTATACCATCAATTATTAAGCTGCTTTTAGTCTCACCCTCACTCCTATCACTAGACTTTGAAGCCCCTTCTATGTTAAAACCCCTTCTAGCTAGATAAGATATAGTTTCAGGTCTTGAATTATCCGCTTTTATTTGCCACCTTCTGCTATCAGGTATTTGATCAAATAAGGCTGGTAAGTCATCTATTTGTGTTTGATATCCGTAAATCTCTTTATCAATATATAAATTATTATCCATTATAAATAATCTAATTAACACTGTAGGATCATTAGCAAAGCCCCAGTCTGCACCATAAAACAATCTATTCATATATAGATCGTTTATTGGTGGCGTTTCAAACTTAGCAACCTCATATTTGCCACTAAATATAATCTCTTCAGGATTCCCGATTGGTATTCCTCCGTATTCGTGCTGGTAAGCTTCAAAGTTATTTATCTTTAGCTTTTCTGCGTCTGCAAAAAACTTCTCACCGAGCCAATGTCTAGGGACTTCTTGATAATTAGAATGATGAATTAATCTATCATCATTTATTTCATCTTGGACTTTATTTACCCAGTGATTAGGGTTTCTTGGTGGGTTGTAGGTAAAGAACTCAACAAACTTATCACCACCCCTTAAAACTGATTGCTTGACACTTCTTATTTCTTCTAAGCCGCTGTATTCCTCGCCTTCTTCGAACCATAAATATTTAAAATAACCTTTTCTTAATTTGATTGATTTTAACTTGCTAGGCTCATCTAAACCCCGCATAATTATTTTTTGTCCAGTTGGCAAATAAGTTATTTCAGAAGGGGATTTAATATGATCAAAGTATTTATCCACCCCTAGCATATCAATAGCGAATAATAGCGTTTCTAAAACCGAAGTCCTTATTGTATTAGCTGTTTTTCTGATAGCGATTGCATTGGCTGTAGGGTCGTTTATTATACCCAAGATTATTTGCTCTGCAACAAAGGTTGATTTAGTGCTACCCCTGCCGCCTCGTAGCCAAAACTCGTTGTAAGTCTCGTCTCTAATATCTCTATGGACTTGATGAAACGATGGAGCTATTATTTGAGATAATTTAATATCATTAGAGATCATCTTTTATAACTCTTGGCAATAGGTCGCCACCATCTTTGGCTGTCAATTCATTTCTTAAACTAAACTCTTCTTTGCATTTCCTTTCTAGCCACCATTTGGAGCTTATATCATCGCCTTCTTTTATCTTGTTTACAATATTCATTTTAGCCTTTATATCTACGCTTTTTCTTACTGCGTTCATTTCGTCAACAAAACTGGGGTGCCTTTCACTATGATTATAATAAGTCTGCTTTGAAATCTTTGTGAAAATACAAGCTTGATCGATAGTAAGTCCATTTGAAAAAGCTGTTTTAAATTCTTTGACTTTATCAGGCGTTATTGCCTCAGGTCTTCCAGCGTCTTTATGCAAATGTTTAGGCTTCTTTTTAGTCATATTATTTGTTAATAAAAGCTTTTAATGGATAAAACACTAGTGAATTGCGATAACCTCCTTTAGCATAATTTTTTATAGGAGTTACGGCGTGCATATTTCTCCAAGCTGGGTAGACAAGCATTGAATTATCTGATTGGTCAAATACTGCGTCATAATCAGGAACGACCAAATTGTTCCCCTCACTACCTTTTCTTTTTGTGATAATAACATTCAAAGAATTAGGTATATTTCCATTGTCAACGTGAAAATCTGCGTTAATATTAAAATTAGATATAGAGCTGGTAAATATATTGCCAATTTTCCACTTTGGATCCACCTCATTATCAAATAAATTTTTTATATAACCATATTGTTTTGGCATATATTCTTGTATTATTTTTTCGCTTTCCTTAGCTAATAATAACATACCTTTTATAAAATTTTGTGCCGTCTTCACTTGGTGAACAGAAGATAAAGATGGATAAGGTCTTCTCATGTGAGGTTTAGGAGGTATAGAGCCTATAATTGTCGAGTATTGCAATACTTCATTACTTGGGTCAGTAAAGCCGCTCGACCTTTTCATTACAGATTTAGGAACTCTTTTACTCCTTAACTCTGTATCACATAAATTCGCTAACTTAGATATTTTATTGGGCAAGTTTTTAAGGAAAAATCCAACAACTTCTCCATTTTCAATTAATAAACAAGAATCTAAGATATTGGGATTTAATTCTGGACTTTTACCTCCAGTTTTAAAGCCGTGAGGATGCTTTTTAAGTAAAATCTTATCCATTATAAATTGCCTTTTTCTTGTTTTAATTTATCTAATAAAAATTTTCCTATATACATCTCTTTACTTCTCCAAAATTTAACTAACTCTGAAGCTTCTTCGTAATGATCGGAGTTAAATTCTATCTGAATTGCCTTTTTAACATCACTAGACATATCATTTAATCTTTCGTTATCTTCTTCATCTAAAAGTGAATAATCTATATTATTTTCACCAATTTCTATATGCAAATCTTGAATTTCAACATCTATGTCGTCTAAATTAGTATTTAACCCTTCTAGCCAATTTTTTAAATTATCTTCATTGATTGGATTAGTTTTTTGATTAAAAACTTGTAATAAATATTTTATAGCTGTTTTTTTGTTTGGCAAATCTAAGAAGGTGCAGTTTAACTTACTTGGTATATTGTAGCCTTCTGATTCTAGTTCTATTAAAATATCTTTGCGGCAATGCCCGTCTATAATATAAATCTTATCTTCATCTTGCCACACATAAATTGAGCTTGCGAAGCCGTTACTAATAATACTTTGCTTAACTTTCTCACTATGGTAATTATTTTTAAGATTAACTGGCTGTAAATCTTGCAAATCTTGCCAAGTAACTCTTTCAGTTTTTAAAATTAAGTCTTTTATTTGCATTTTGAATATTTGTTGCTGTTTATTTAACAATAATTTGACTTTTTAAAATAGCAATATATTAAAAGCAACGGGGATAGTTTTGAATATCCGCCGTTGCGCCCTCGTGAGTATGTCCCTATT